ATATACATGCATATTACAGGACGTAATGGATCTAACACAGTCTTTCAAGGAACTGATATCTTGTCTGAATCTGGTATTGCATCAGGTTACCAATCATACACTGGGTCTTTCGATTTCAGTGGTGTTTTAAATAGAATAACTGTTGAAGTAGGTGGACGAGATATCAACCTTGCAATAGGTCCATTATTTGACGATGTCACAGTTAATGTATTTTACAATGTTATCAATACTATTATCACTCAACAAATCACTACTATGGAGGAAATATTATATTTAAATATTTTTGATCCTGTAGAACTAGATTTTGTTGAAGAGGTTTTTGAATTTAATGATGTAAGCATGAATGACGGTGAGATAGAGTTTGTGCCTATTGAAGCTCCTGTTGAAGAGATTACTGTTGCCAGTGTTGAATTAGAAATAGCCGAAATTGAAATAAACTTACCCGAGCCTGAGGTCGAAATCGTTGAGGTTGAAACCGAAGTGGAGTTAGAAATCGAGATGGAAATGGAGGAGATCGTGGTAGTAGAAGCTGAGCCAGAAGAAGAAGTTATCGAAGAATCTCAAGAAGAACCACAGGAATCAGAACCAGAGCAACCACAAACACCACAAAAAGAAGAAGATCCAGAAGAAACGGTAGAAGAAGAGAAACCATCTGAGCCTAAGGTATCAAAGAAAGAAAAGGCTGCCACTAAAATAGTTAAGAAGATTGATGACAAGGCTAGATATGATGACGCTGCGCAGACTAAAACTTTAATTGTTATGCAAATATTAGGTAATACTAAAACCTTCTTTGATAGTCAGTCTTACATACAAGATACGAACGTAGATGACTATTTAAACAAGACAATAGAAGATCAGTATGGTATGCTGTTTAATATGGCACAAAATAGTACACTTCAGGAGATGATAGATGCCCAGTATTGAGTATTCGGGAATGAAGATATCTGGGGGCAAGGTCTTCGCTATCTTTACATTGTTAGGTGCTTTAGGTGGTGCTGCATGGACCGGCTTCACTTTCTATCAGGATTACCTTGATATGCGTGAGAAGATAACTCTGTATACTGAGCCGGACCTCTCTCAATATGATGAGGGTATGGCTGTGTTAAAGTCAGAGATAGATATGATACTTCAAGAAATAACTATAATCAGTGACGTGGCTCGTGATATGCGTTCGGATATGAAGGCTGATTTACGTCAAATGAATGGTGATATTAGACATATAACAGAGATTGTAAATGATGTGGAAGATAGGCAAAAAGAGGATGCGAGAGAGCTTCTAGATGAGATGAAATTATTAGAAGAAAGCCTTGACTTAAAGATTAATAAGGCTTTAAATAATCCTTTAAACAGTATGTCAGCTAAATCAAAATAGGAGGTTATTATGTGCGATTGTAAAACAGATGAGGATTGCGTATGTCGA